GTAAAACTGAATAGTTAGGCACATTATATGAATAGCATGTAATTTCTTTTAGAGCAAGGAATTTATATAGAAATTAAAGATCACATCCATACTTTAGAAGTGGTAACAAAAAGTTATTAAATCATCAGACACACCACTAACGTGCCTGACGTTTATACGCCGATAATAACAAAAGAGAGCCAATTTTCGCTTAAGAATATCCACATCAAATTCATTAACATAAAGCGTTTTTAAGGGTTTGTCCACGAGAATGTAATTGCGTGGCATTTGTTTGTCCGTCTTCACAAGAGAATAATCATTCTGGATTTCCAGAAAGAGTGGTTCATCACACACATTGGCTATGTATTCATTTTGGGTTAAAAATCGATAAAAAATGTTGTGTTTTTGACATTCTGTTGTAAGAATCCTCTTGTATTTGTCGAAAATCTCTTTGTCGTGTAATGAAAGTTCACGCATTGTCACATCCAAATTAGCAAGTGTTATTGCATCGCTAGAAAGTCCTTTCTTTGTCCACTGAACTATCTCTAATACAGTGTCCAAATCGAGTGGCGCAACATAGCGATTGAGAGCTGGATTCCATTTGAAATGCCGTTTCAAATAAGCAACCTCTGAAATATCACGCACAGGCACGATAATGCCAGTTTTGGCTTCATCAGTATATTCATGTCCAATGACGAGTAGCGCCGATGTTATTGAGACTTGATTGAACCAATCCAGAATGCGCTCAGCTATACCAATTAGATTGTCATCTCCATATGAAACCATAGAGACAAATAAATTGAACCACTTCATTGAACGGTAATCCTCACCAATCTATTCGAAATGTTGCTGTGCGCAGATAATATAGGCTATGCGTACGATTACAGAATTGTAGATTGAATTTAGAATTGCAGTGATTGGACATCCTGATGGTTGTGAATGTGTGGCTTGGTAAATAACATCACGATTGATATGAATAGCATGAACAATGTGCATCCACAATGTGCGCCGAATCTGTGCGTTTTCTGGTCCGTCATCGTACCACTCGTTGATAGCATCCAAAATGGCCCACAATATTTGGGATGAAAGTGAACCGTCGAAGTTAGCAAAATCTCCAGCAACAACTTTTATGCCTAATTTGGTAGTGGCTCGAGATGCTAATTTTCGTACAATGTCACTCCAATCGGGGGAGTACACATTTGTTCCAACAGAAACTTCGTTGGCATTGCGATTATACATCATCCACGCAGCGAAACCTAAGAAATACTTTCTGAATGCAATAGTGAAATGCACAGGACCACCACAGAAAACACGC